ACTCCTGCCACTGTTCCAAATACTACTGGTTATTGCGAACTCGGTTATTGGTATGTTAATCCCGGTCAGGTTGCGACCTTTCCTTATCTTTCTACCATATCCCGAGATTTTGAAACCTATCGTTTTCGGTTGCTCCAGTTTATTTTTATCCCCCGCGTTGGCACCAATGCGGTTGGTGATGTTATGCTTATTCCTGATTATGATCCTAATGATAGCCCAGTTGCGGATGAGCAAACAGCTGGCTCTTATGTTGATTCAGTTATTTGTTCTGATTGGAAGACTGCCACATGCAATTTGAATCCCAAACGTATGCTTGGCACTTCTACTCGCAAGTCTTGCCGTTATAATGCTTATCAAGCTAATACTAGTCTCACTGATTATGATGTTGGCAGTTTCTCTATGTACTCTTCTGGTGTTACTGCTAGCACGGGTCTTGGTCGGCTTCTTGTCCGCTATGTGTGTGATTTCTATACCCCACGTAAGCTCGACCCAGTCAGTGAGGCATATATTCTTTCTGCCCAGTTGCCAGGCAATAATGTCACTACTGTTAATTGTTTTGGCGATGGGACAGCCAATCCTTTCGGGGGTCTTGCTGCCACTTGGAATGCCGGTGGGACTATCACCCTTAACCGCCCAGGAGCCTATCTCCTTGAATGTGGCTGGGGTGGTACTTCTATGGGTTCCATGACTGCTACCCTCACTTCTAGCGACACTAATAGTGTCATAGTGGCTTATGCTGCAGTCATTGGCGGTACTACTGCGTATCAGAAAACTTTCCGCTTTAATTGTACTACCATGACCACTACTATCACTATGACCATTGGTGGCGCGCCGACATTGAATGCTGGTACTTTTCAGCTCATGCCGTTTTCTCTTTCCACAAATGAAATTTAACACTTTCACCTCTTCGTTCAGTTTATCATTTTATTTTTCTGCTTCGATCTGTGTGTTCTTGTTTAGGAGGTTTTTAGGTGTTGGGCTTCTTTTTCCTCTACATTCTATTTTACTCCAAGTCATTTCGTAGGCCTAGTTTATGCCTTCACAACAACCGGGGTCGTAAAGAAGCAGCTTGCTGCACTTCCCTGAGATAAAATTTGTTTCCTCCCAAATCACCCCTTGGCTAGTACCCATTGGGTGGGCGCAGTGCGCCGGGCAAT